GTCACCAATTTCGTTAAATAAAACTAAGCGCTTATATACTTTTAAACAATGATCAGCTAAGCCACCATCAAAAGCATTATGATACTTAGCTGAGGCTGGGTCTGTGTAAAAAGTACTCTGCTCAAGATAGTTTACTATGTTACACAAATCTTTTTCATCTTCAGCTGAAGCATTTAGTAACTCGTCCCTAAAAATCTTATTTATTTCTTCTATATTTTCTTTTATAAACTTAATGTGTTTCATTACCCACCTATGCCAAAAATTTAAAAATAGAACCCAATAACTCTAACTCTTGCTGAGCTAAACTTAACTGGAATCTAACTACTTCGTACTTGTACTTGTAACTACGTATAGAAGAACTTATAGTTTCAATAGTATCTTCAGCATCAGCCAGCTTTTCTCTTTCAAAAGATGAAGCTTGTCTTCTAAACGCGTCTCGTTCTGCAGCGTTTTTTAAAGTAGCTGGGGCATTAGCTATAGCATTCGCTTCTGCCATTTTTATATCTAATTTCATTGTATTTAGGTTAGAAACAGCTTCTTTATAATTATCCTCAAGCTTTACTAACAAGTCACTGAGTTCTGTAAGTTGAACTCTTAGCTCTATATTTTTATCAAATCTATTTTGAATTAGACTTGGTTTTAACATGTCAGTGTAACCTGCCATCTCTTTTAGCCTAGTAGAACCTACACATTGTTTAAAAGCAACTAGAACTGCGTCTCTGCCGTTAACTTCAATTAAGTTTTTCAACTCATCTGAAATTTGCTTTTTTCTGTCAATTTTAACATCAAGTTGATCCAAACGATCATTAACTTTTTCTGTTTTTTCATCCAAGCGGTCACTAAGCTTTACCATACTTGCACATAAACCATCTAACTGATCTTTCACAGCAGTATACTGATCTTTACACATTTAAACCTCCTCTAAGTTTATTTCTTCTCTTGCCTGCTCCACTAAGTTAAGTGCTCTGTTTACAATCTTATTATCTATTTGCTTAAGCTCTCCTATACTTATTATAAGAGATTCCAGGTTTATATAAGAACCAAAGTCTTTTGACTCTTTTAAAGCATCTTTAAACTCTTCTACAGCTTCTTCTTTTGATTTTTTATCCTCAATAGCAGTTCTGTCTAAGACTTCTTCACCTGGCTTAGCTACAGGTAAATCTGTTACCTTTATATCAAATTCACCGTCTGAATAACAAGAAAGTGTACAGTATTTCGGAGTTCTTTTTATTTCTGCCACACTTGCAGACTTTCTTGTTAAACTACCAACGTTCATAAAAAATTTACCATCATCACGTTTAACAACACCATAACCTATATGGTCATGTCCACTAATGACGACATCTGCAGCTGTTTTAACATCGTTGATCAGCGTATACGGCTCGAAGTTTGGACTTGTTTTCATCAACATACCATGAACAACATGAATTTTAACTATACTATCTTCTGAATATTCATAAGTATAACCATAACCATCAATGTCTACATCAGCACAGAATGGCTGAAAAGAAATTTCTAAACCATTTCTTACAACTGATTTTAATCTGTCAAATATCTTAACTTTATCACATAATAAAGATAACAGCTTAGCACTAGATCTTTCATAGCTACCTAAATTATATCCATATACATCATGATTACCTAACGGCATTAAAAATGGAACTTCAAGGTCTTTAAAAACACTGTAGGTAGCCAGCAAAGTTTTTATACTTACAACTGGAGAGTCAAATAAATCACCAGTACAAATTATCATATCATAACCATTATTAGCTACACTAATGATATGTCTAAGCTTTTCTAATGTTGTTTCAAAATAGTTATCAAGCCTATTGGCAGGAGTTGCAGCTTTTATATGAATATCGTAAATAACTAAGATTCTTGCTATTTCATCTACCATGAATTACCCTCTTTATTAAATTTCTAGGATATCTGACGATTCTTGAGTATAATTTTGTAAGTCTACTGAACACTCTTCTTGACATAAATCCCTCCTGCTCACTACAGCTTTTCCATTTATTTTATCCACAAATAAAACGTTATCTGCAACCTCAGCTAATTCATGATCTTGAGTAATAAAAATTATTTGCTTATTAAAACTCTCAGCAAATTCTTTAACAAAATAAACTACGTTAGGTCTAGACTCGTTATCAACCATTTTTGTAATTTCGTCTAAGCAAAGTAAACCGGTAGTATTAGTTTGAACAACCAAAGCAAGTTTAATAGCAATACTAGCCAAAGAAACTTTTGAACCGCCTTTACCAGCAAATGGCTTTTTTAAATGAATTTTCACAAAACCATCATCAATATAAAAATCTAACTCCAGTTGATTTCTTCTTTCAACCATCTCAATAATGAACTTATGATTCCCACCAAATACTATATTTAAAGCTCCACTTACTATTTCTTCAATAGACTTCTTTACAGAAAGCTTAGCTTTAGTTGAAGCTTCTTTATAAATTATCTGAATAAAGTCATTCTCTACTTTAGTACCTTCAAGCTCAGTAATTTCACCAGTTAGTATCTTTAACTTTTTAGTATAAATAGCTTTTTCTGTTTCCTTAGTTTTTATAGTATCTTGTAATTCATTAAGTTTTTGCTCAACATTACTTAACATTTTATACGACCCAACTTTTCTTCTACTTCGTTTAAACCCACTTGAATATTGTTATCAAGTCGATCAATTTCAGCCACAATTGTATCTGGAGTTACGTTATAATTAGCCATCTCTTCTTTAAGTTCTTCAAGCCTTTTTTCATAAGCTTTAAGTTTTTCTTCAAGTCTAATTTTATTATTTTGTGCAGTCTGCAGCGTTTCTTTTGCTTTCGAAATTCGATCAGCATAGTTATTCATAATGCCTCCATTTAGTAAGGTAGTTCTTGCTCGCACAGTGGGCAAACTTCTAATTCACTGAATAAATTGTCAATATTTTTAGTTTCTTCGTTTATAATATTTTCTGCTTCTTTTATCATATTATTACTTAAGTTAATACAAGAAAGCGCTGATTGGTAGCTACTGTTAATATCTTTTAGCTTTTCAGATGAATCAAAAAAGTTTTCCAGGTTTTTAAGTTTAGCATTAACATCAGTATCATAATCTTTTAATTTAGCCTCAACTGCAGCTTTTTCTTCAAAATTTTCTAAGTACTTGTATTTAATAGATATATAGCCACGCATAGTTTTATTCAGAGTAGAAGTAGAAGCTAACTTATCTGCTAAATATTCTAAATCTCCGTAGAATTCATAGGCTTTTTGGTCTTCAAAAATCGCCTTACTGGTGGACACAAAATCTGTATAAATCTTATATAAATTTTTACGTTTTATACTTTTTAAACTTGTAACGTCTAAATTTTTTTCTAGATCAGATAAGCCACTAAGTTGAAACAATTTAATACCTAGTTCTCTAACTTCTTTTACCTTATCATCAAAAAGTAACTTAGCGGTATTTATTTTACTATACTTACTAATTTCATATGATAGTAAATTAAGTTGATAGTCTACAGCTTTTAAAATTTTATAAGCATCAAGTTCTTTACTTACATTTTCTATTTTACTGGCCGGCTCTTTATAATCATGATCTAATTGAACAAGCTTTAGTCCTTTTTCCCGTTTAACATTAAGCTCTTTTACTTCTTTAACTAGTGCTTCGTACTGCTCTCTTGCAGCTTCTAAATGTTCATAGTCCAAAAGTACTTCTTCAATTTCTTCTTTTTCTGAATTCTTTACTTTTAAAATATTATTAATGCCAAAAGACTCTTTCTTTAACTTTTTACTAGCATAATCAATAGGATCAGTACCAGCAATTTTTCCAAGCACTTGAGCTCCAGAAGAACCACTATCACTAATCATAAAATAACTGTCATGTTGAAATATAAAATTCAACTCAGCCGAAAAGTTTCCAAACTTAGTAACTACATTTATTTCTAAAATATCCAAGAATTCTTCTGGTATTTCAGACTTGTGATAAGTGTCTATAACTTCACCAAATGATTCGATCATAAACTGCGTACCTGCAGCGGTTCGTTGTTTTACTAGGACAGCGTCCTCAACTTCGATGCTTACTCTTGTAACACGCTCCCCAATTGTTATAAAATCAGTGCCTCGCGGCTCGTTTATCAAAAACCAACGAATAGCATGTAGTATAGCCGATTTGCCAACATCATTTTTACCTATAATAACATTCAGTCTTTTACCCAATAAAATATGTGAATTTTTGTGACTCATGAAGTTTTCTAACCGGATAGATTTAATCATTTCAACCCCTTAGAATAAGTTTAAACATAAAATAGCATAAATATTAATATTTGTAAATAAATTTTTGTACTTATTTATACTTAGGGAAGAAAATTTCAGAATCATAATATATACTACGTATATATTACATTTTGGTAAAAACTAAGTAGTTGATATTATTAATAAATTTAAGCGCAATTTTTGGGTCGACCCAAAAGTCACTACGATATTTAATACAATATGTTCTATCAGACGCAAAAAACGACGAAAAAATGAATATATATATAATATATATATATTAAAAATAGAAAAACGTAACTCCTTGAAATCATTAGCAATTTTTATTGGCTACTGCCCCACGACCGCTAAATTTGCAGCGGGTTGGCTTCGAAAAAAATCTCCTATATATTATATATATTATTCATATATATAATAAAGAGTTGTATCAAAAAGTTAAGTATTTGATATTATTAATAAATTTAAACGGAAACTGCAATTTTTATGAATTCTACATTTTTTGAAATTTTGGCTTTAATAGAGTCCGGAAAAAATTTTAAAATTTCGAAAAATTAAAAAATTTTGGGGACCCCCCAGGGGGTATTCATTTTAGATCGGAAAAATAATTTTTTTTCGAAGAACTCAAAAAAATCAAAAATAAAAAAATAAGTAATTGATATTATTAATAAATTTAAACACTAAAACATTTTAATATATATATTATAAATATATATATATTATATACAAATACTCAACCAATAAAAGTATTATCAAAAAAGAATAAATATTTTGAGTTGACCCAAAATTAAAAAATAATTAAAAGCACTAACATATTGAAATCACTGACTGCAGGTCGAGCGCTTTTATTATATTAATATATATATTTTACATATATATATATTACTAGCAAAATTTTTGAAATTTCGACCAGCGAAACACAACATATTGAAATCACTAATGTACACACTGCAGTGTGTTGGCCAATTTTGGCGCCATAATATATATAAATATATTATGCCAAAAACTGAGCAAGTCGACAAGCATGTGCTTATACAGTTTGTATCAATAAGCTATTTACCTTAAATTTTTTAAAAAATAATAACCAGAAGCGCGAGCTTCGTGCCGCGTAATCCCATCAAAAACATAGTAAATCGTATACAGTAAAAAGTAGTATATTTACATGGATTAACTATTCTTCACTGAACGTAATTAAAAATAGAACTAATGTTTTCATATTAATTTATTATTAAATGTTCATAGAAACAATCTTGGAAGCGCCTAAATATCGTTTAGAATCGAATAAATGGAGTGGATTTAATTATTTTATGAAATCGCTGTAATTATACCATGCTTTACAGTAATACTTGTTACAGCTGATGGTCCGAAACTCGCAACTCCAGTATTACCCATAAGTTTAAAAGAATCATGAGTACTTGTACCTATTACAATATCATTAACAGTAGCAGCTATTACACCGTTGCCAATTGCAATACAATTACCACTATCACATTGTGCTGCTGAACCGATAGCAATACTATTAGTAGCGCCGGCAGCTATTGTTGAATCTTTACCAATACATATATTTTGGTTACCCGTAGTCAAAGCAGGAGCTGCTTGATAACCAATAGCAATGTTATGAGTACCAGAACTTATAAGGTCGCCTGCTTGATAACCAATACCTATGTTACCAGTACCATCACAAGTATTCAATGCTTGGTATCCAACAGCTACAGAATATCCACCGGCGGTTGCAGTGTTTAAGGCTTCGTAGCCAATAGCTACTGAACCCGTTAACACAGTAGCTGAAACAGCTGCTCTATAACCAATTGCCACGAAGTTCGAGCTACCTGTATTATTCTGCGCTGCAAAAGCACCAATCATGGTTCCACCACTTGCTGTGTAATTCTCACCAGCGTAAGAACCAACCGCTGTAATATTATTATCGCCATTAGAACTGTTCAAAGCTTTATAACCAATAGCAACAAGGTTACTTCCAGACGACGCAGTTCGTAAAGCAAGATTACCAATACCTATAGCTTTTGTTAAGCTGTTTGTCTTAGAATATAGTGACTGGTAACCTATACCTATGTCATCTACACCTAAAGTAGTAGAACCTGTACTCTCCCCTATGTAAACATTAGACGTACTTACATCATAAGTATCATCTAAGTAGTCCTGCCAGTCAGAAATTGTTTTGTGTATCCAATTAAAATACTCAAAAGGTGGCTGCTCTCCAGCATCCCAACCTGTTGTTTTTACGCCTGCTGGAGGCTCTGTAGTTGTGTTACTTGGTGACCAACCAACTACGTTTGTAGGCTTAGCCATGTTTATCTCCTATACTAAGTAAGTAAATTCACCATAATCTCCAGTGCCAGCAATATTTCCGAAACCTTTAGTAGAATCGTCAGATTCATACTGGGCTTTAAAAGTGAAATTATTAGACGCTGCAATCTGTACCAGCCCAGTAAGTTCAACACCTTCTGCTAGTACTGTTTGTAAGAATTCTTCTATGTTTTCTTCTAGATAGCTAGTAAGAGTTCCATTAAAGTAAATAGTTACTCCTGCCTCATTATCTACTATGTTAACGTAAGTAGATCCAGTAAGCAATTTAACTATGTTAAGTAGTTGTGCTTCAGTTCCGTTCGACGCATTTGCAGCGGTTTTTGCTTTGAGCAAAGACTTATACTCGTCGTCGTTTAAGTCGTTTCTGGATTGACCTACAAGTTCACCGATATAGTCAAGTTGAGAATCGGAGTTAGTGTCTATGTTTATTTTGTCAAACATAGCCAACGCTGCAGATAAGCTCTCAGAACCAAAATCTGTCACTAGGTGCTCTAATAATTTTTCTAACGATATTTTTGTAGTACTCATATTACACCTTATATTGTTGAATTATTCTTGATTTTCCTAACTCCTTTAAATCATAGGTATTTATTCCGAATGAATCAAGAAACACGCTTAACGGAATAGTAAACTGACTCGTAGGAGAGCTCGGTGTATACTGTTCTGTAAGTGTAATTGTTGCTTCGTAGTTACCTGACTTTGTAGCTACATTTTGTATTTCTAACACGTGAGGAGTTTCAGCAAGACGAAATTCGTCTACATCATTAAAACCAGGTGAATACAAAGAATTACCATTAATATGTAATGCTTTAGTATCACTTATGTAGTAAGGAACTCCTGTGTCTCCGTTGCCAATCGTTTCTATGTAGCTGAAGCTCGAACTAAATACTTGAAGATCAAACTTGTTAAAAACAGGAAAAGCAAAATCTAAACAATTTACATAAAAATTTTGATCATCATCAAGAGCTACGTATTGCGGTTTTTGAAGCTGACCAGCTCCTGTACCTGCTACGCCAATTGCAGCGTTCCATGAAAATGGATACGTGTATACCAAAACAATTCTGTCGTTTTCTGTGTCAGCAATTACCATACGACCATCTGCTTTCATAGCACAACCGGTAGCAAAATTGAAGTTACCGTTACCAGTACCAAAAGTACCGAAACTTTCTTGCCACACGTCGTTTTGGTATCTCTTTACATTAAAGTCCAACTGATCGACAACAAATATAGAAGTACCATCAGTAGTGATACCGGTAACTCTTACTATGGGGTCGCTACTAGAATCAACTAAACCTATATATTCACCGTTTACACTAAAAATCTGTATGCGGTCATTATCTTGATCCACAATATATAAACGATCATTTAGTATAGTCATATCAACTATATAGTTAAATTTACCTACAGCGGTTCCTTCACCACCCATTCTCCATAATTCATTGTAATCAGCGTCTAACTTTCTGACTGTATCGTTTGATAAGCCTACGTAAATATTACCTTTATCGTCTGTAACTACACAGTAAACGTCTTCATCAAATTTTCTGTCTATTAAGAAATGTCTACCGGCTGGTGTAATTCCAAACTCTGTCTTTGTAGCAGAAAAATATTCGTCAATTTCTATTTCTCTAATTTGTACTGACTGAGTTCCAGTAGCTGTTAAATTAAATAAATTATTTTTAGAAGATACTGCGATAAAATCATCTTCAATTTCTGAATAGCTCAAAAGCCTAGTCATATCAACCTCCTACGTTATTGCTATATTAGTCACTGACCAACTAGAATACTCAGCAGGAGTAGTAGAACCATCAGAAATAGAAACATTATTATCTGTACCGCTAAGCGAGCCTTTTCCAATATCTATCGCAACATCAGTTATTTTTGGATTATTAAACTGAGCAACAAGGCAATTATAACCAAAAACAATTACGTCTTGGCCAACACCTAGGGTATTTCCCCACGCTGCAATTGTACTTTTCAAATTAGCAATCTCTTCAATAGTTAAAGATGAAGTTACTGTTAGAGTAGCCGAAAGGTGTATATCTGCAGCTTGTGGTACATTGAACCTCATAACTTTAGTTTGGTCTTCATCATTTGTTGCGTTTATGCACATAGCGCCCCAAGTTTGAATACCAGAACATTTAGAAGCCAAAAGAGCTGCAGCTATTTCTTTTTCTCTGCCAGTATAAACATCAAGTGATTCGCCGCTACTTGTAGATCCTTTGTACTTATCGTTTAAATAAACTAAAGAACTTGATATATTTACTACTGTAAAATATTCGTATGACTGTGAATCATAGTCAGAACCTACTCTTAATGTATCACCTATTACTAAGTTTGCTGGTGTTCCAGTAAGAACTAAAACTGAATTGTTGTTTGTACAAGTAGCTGTAAGTACCGTTGGAACAGAGTTTACTACTGAAGTAGTAGTTGCGACATCCAATACTACAGCTTCTACTGAATGTGGACTTCTGCCTCGTGAATCAACAGAAGATGTATCATTACTGTAAACTTGGATATACTCTAACAAATCTTTTGTTTCGTCATCGTTTAACCCAAGAATTGCGTTTTTAATACCTGGATTTGTACCTACATTAGAAGTAGCAATAGTAAACCCTCTTCTTAAATAAAACTCAGAATCAGACTCAACATCTCTACCTATAACGGTAGCTTGCGGATTTGTTACAGCGGTTACACCACTGATTGGTGTATCAATAGTAGTAACTGTACCCGCACCCGGATCTACAGCGCCTGTTACAGTACAATACATTGTTACTTTCTGCGGACTGCTAACTATAGTTACATCTTCAAGTAACTCGAATTGATAACCAGGAAGGGTAGCAGCAGAAACTTTAAAACCTGCTGGAATTAAAGTAGAAATAGAACCGCTTACTTCGAAATTTTCAAGACGAGATTTTCTTGCTGAGTATCGACTTAAATTATTTAATTGATAAAGTAAATCTTGACTTACTCCGTAACTCGTACTTGGTAAGTGTGCCTGATAAACTGCTTCCATAGTTTGCCAAATAATATCAAATGATTCAGCCGAATAACCAATTAAATTATATAGTAGTTCTTCTGGCCCTAGCACTAAGTCAGGATAGTCTGTAAGTAATTTATTAGTTAATTCTTCTCTTATCTCTTGTAGAGTGGGGCGAGAAAAACCCTCTGACGTAATACCGTAACTCAAACTATTACCTCCTTAGCTTCTATTACACCACTTTGACATTTAACTCTCATATTATTTATTTTAAATTCCCTAGGAGCTGCAGTGTATTCATAGTCAAATTTATCTATACTTATAACTCCATTTACACCTAAAATCGCAGATTCAAATATTGAACTTATATATTCAATAGGTGTAGACTTTTTAAATACATATTGTTTGTACGGTATTCCTTTAGTTGTATCAAGAAAAAATTCACCTTGGAATAACCTTAAAGTTTGATAAATGTTCTGAGCTACAGCGTCTATGTCATTAAGAAATACGGTTTTACCGTTTTCTATACTTAAGTAGCCGTCTGAAGTTGTTTTAACTATTCTCATGTCTTTAAGTCTCCTAGTTCTGTTTGAGCTGCGTTTAAGTTTGTTAGTATAGGTACTATATTTGGAATAGCCGTGCTAGTTAAATAAGTAGAGAATGTTCCTGCCGCTGTTTTAGTAGCCGGTAAAATAATAGTATCCGCTGCAAGTACAGTCATAAATGTAGATAAGGCTGCTATTAATCCGCTGTATTCAGTAGCCAAGTTAATAGTTTCAACCATAAAGTCATAACTCGCGGTTAGTAACTCTGAACCATTAGAATTTTTTATTTGTATAGTCCCGCCGTCATCCATAAATATAGATATCTTATCATGTTCAATGATTAAGTCGTCACCATTATCAGGACTTAAGCTATTATTAAAAGGTCGAACTTTAGGCTCAAATATAGCATCAACTAAATTGAATCTTCTGAACGATTTGGAGTTTACAGTTTTATTAGTGCTAAGGCTTAGATATTCTTTTAGTGAAGCCTCAGAGAAGTGTAGCCACCCCAGATCGCCTGTTTTAATTGGCATATGAATAAAGGTCTTCCCCCCGTTAGAGTTTATGTGCCCAACTGGAACGGAGGGAATACTAGGCAAGCTTTCTTCTTCTTCTAAGTTAACTATTTTGCGTTTGATTAACGGGACAACTACAGCTTTTTGTTTCTCATAATCATATGATTCAACCACTGCAGGTATACTTGTATGCATATTATATTTAGCTTTAGTAATACCTAAGTTAATTGCTTCTTTTAACGACTTCTCAGTCCAATTTTCATTATTAATACTATTCATATCAACATTAGCTCCGCATACCATTCTTTACCATGAGTATCACCTTTAAAGGTAATATCTTTTATTTTATATTCACCTTCATAGTATCTACTCTGTAAATCCACTCTTTTATAAATCTTATAAAATGGATTTAGTAAAGAAATTACTTTTAAGCCTTTCTCAATTTTTTTATTGGAAGTCTTTTTCTTTTTAAGCCCTTTTTGACCAGAGTCTATCCATTCAGGGAATCCAATAAGACCGCTATTAAACTCATTAACACCATTGCCGCTACTTAATACAATAGCTTTATCTTGGTAATCTGCACCCAATACATTTTCAATAAAAAGTACGCCGTCTTCAAACCTCCAAGATAAAAAGTAATCCTCAGTAAGTTCATCTAGTACTTCATCAAGCTGACCAATAAGAGTTATACCATGTTCTACTTTATAGCGTTCAACTGCAGCGTCTATGTTACCTATAACTATGCCGCCATACTCATTCATCTTTTTAGCCATATCGTCAACTATGGTTTTTAAGGGAGTACCATCATCATAACTTACACTTGTTCTTAAATTACGAATTGTGTAAAGAGAATCTCGTGCTTCTATTAAGTACACAGTATCTTTTTCACCTGGCTTTCTAGTAAATTTTACTATATCACCCTGGAAAATTATACCTTTACTTTCTTCGTAGCCAGCTTCAAGAACTACTCGTAGTTTACCACTATTTTTTAATAATTGATAATTGTCATTACCCATATTATAAACTTCAATTTTAGCTGAGTTAGCTTCTTTCTTACTGCTCTTTTTTACTTCGAACCTCGTTCTTAGACCAGATAAGTTTAAGTCCAAAGTACTATCTATAGCTCCAATATAAACTGCAGCTTCTCTGAATTTATAAATCATACTAGCGCCTCACTAGAATAAATAAGGTCGCAGTCTTCATCAAAACCAGTATAATCAGGATCTACTGTACTATTAGCATAGTTAATCACAAACATATCACCAG